GATATATATTAAAGTTATCTTTATTAATACCAGTCAGCCTGACTGCACTGATCAGTCCCCCTGACGTATCACTCACGTCACCCTGACTGCTTCCTACCATTAAAATAGGGTTAAGTTTATACAAATTAGTAGAGGAAAGCCGCTTTTTTTTAAGCAATCCAATAGACACCATTAACTTAATACGTCTATAAATTGTAGCCTTAGATAGTCCAAGTAGGCTGTGCATGTGAGCAAGACGTGGGTAGCATTCGCCTGTCTTCTGGTTTGAGTACCTTAAAAGCACAACAAGTATCGCTAGGCAATCGGCTTTATTCCTACCTGCCAAGCCTAAAAATATATCGTTCTTAAATAAACTTACAGGAACTCTTATATGACTTGCGTATTTAGCCATGATTTACCTGCAAACATGCTGTTGTCTTAACCAATTCAAATAACCTATATATTCCTGCTCATTTAATTCAATTAAAGATCCCTCAGAAATAGGGTCAATTTCCTCCAAAATGGCATTAATTTTTGCGATCTTAATTTGTTATATTTACCTACATCATAGGTAGTTTCTATAATGGCTATGCCATTTCTGCATTCATTACAGTATTCGTAAGAGTCTATATCAATCATACGCCAATGATCATTTTGTATCTGGCGATGCCATTCATTGTACCAATTAACCCTAGCTTTATTAAAGTATATATCTCTAGCCATTAATTATTAGATTTAATTTGATCTTTTAATTTAGATTTTAATTCTTTAATTTCTTTGTGCTGTTCAAGAGCTAATCTTTCTAAAATAATTACATGCTTTTTTAATCTATGAATTATAACTTCAAGATCATTAAATCCTCTGTTCTTTAAATCAATCATTGTTTTTAGCTCTTTCTTGCATCAATTGAATATTAATAACCTGTATCTCTTCGTTTAATCTATCTATTTCTTTTTTAAGAACTAAGATCTTTTCGTCATACATTTCTATGACATCTTCTACTTCCAATTGTTTATCTAACATATTAGTTCCCAATCTTTTCTAACTTAACTACACAAGATGTGGGAATACAAACAACATCGCCATAGTCGTAGCTTCCATCATCATTGATTGAATAGCTGCCAAATATTTTTGTATGCTTTTCATCTTTAGAAAATAAATATCCTAAAGTATTACAGGTTGCAGGTTTAAGATTAATAACATCATCTAATGAGTTCCAAGACTCGCCACCTTGAATGTCAATCCATTCACAGATTACTTTATCATATTTTATACTTTGCATAATAAGCCTCATAAAAACTTGTAGGTTGAACACCTGTTTTTTTAGTAATCACATTCATAATTTTAGGATGCGGTATTCTCTCTGACTTTAAATACCTAATCACAGATACGATAGGATTCTTTCCAGTTAATCCTATTAACTTTGCAAGATCTTTGTTGCTAAGTTTATGCTTTTCTTTGTACTCGTTTAGTGTCATTTCTTTTTCCTTTTGTTTCCAAAAGCATCAAACATTTTATGATACTTTTTAAGTAGTCGTTTTATTTGTTGATTGTATTTCATTTATATCCTTTCGTTAGAATTTAACTTTCGTTGAGCAGTAATAACCATAAAAGTTATTAACAGTCAATCTTTATTTTGCATTGACTTAAATTAATAATATATGTATTGGTTATTAAACAATGAAAGGTTTAAAATGGTTATTGATTTAACAAAAAATAATAGTATCTCGGCATTAAATAATTTTGATCCTGATATTTGCATTAAATATTATCAGGCACTTGGTCTTGATCACAGCTCTCCATCTCAAGATCAATTAACAACAAGTGATTGGATCGTTAGATATTGTTTTTTCACACAAGAACAGAGAAGAGCTTTACAGGGTTCTTACAGAATGAGTGCTGGCGTTTCTATTGGTAGAGCATCACAAAAATATATTTCTAAGTACATGTATGAAGCAGATAAAAAAATTCTAAATGAAAAAAAAGATTTAGATACGATCATCAAAGAAGAATTAACTGAGTATGATAAGTATGTTGTAGCAGATGAAGAAGATAAAATTCAAAAAGAAGATACAAAAAATTATCTTGCAGACATGATTAAACTTACTTGTAAAGCACTGGCTGATTTGAAATTAGGAGATGAGGTTGCAAGTGAAAGATACTGCACTTATAAATTTAAAGAATTAGTTTTAGATAAGATTGGCAGAATAGATTACGAGCAAATGAGTGGAAATAAATTGGTTGAGTTAAAAACAAAACACAGATCAAAAAGAAAATCAGATACTAAACAAGGTTATTCTTGGATCAAAGGTTATCTACCTAAACAACCTGATATAAACCATGTTAAACAATGTGCTTTCTATTGGTATGCTACAAAAAAAACTCCACACTTACTTTATGTCAATCAAGATAGTTATAATATCTTTACTCCTGATACTTGTGAATTACTTACACCTGAATATATGGAGTTCTTAGTTCAACAAGATTTAATCACAGCTAAGATTAGACAGAACTTAGTTTATATTACTAAAGGAAATCCTTTTGATATGGCTAAGTTAGTTCCACCGCCAGATTTTTCTGGCTTCATGTGGAAAAACATATCTGATGAGCATGTTAGATTAGCTGCATCGCTTTGGGACAATGTGTAGAATAATGGATACTGAATATTTAGTTAAGCAACATGAAAAGATTAGACAACAATTTAGACATGATGCTATAATGCGTGAGATAAAAAAACGAGAGGATAAATTATTTAAAGATATGTTTATTAAAATATTTTTAATAATAACAATATTTATATTGTTAGTTTATTTAATTGCTAAATGAAAATTATACTCACAATAATTCTTATGAATGGTTATAGTCATTCATACGAATATAAAGTAGATAATATTGATCCTCGTTTGTGTGATGCTTTGTTTAGTAAGCATACTTATGTACACACAAGTAGGTTCAGTACAGCAAGAAACAAGACAGGTATATACTACAAGTCTAAGGAAGTGTTTGCATATACTTGCAATTATAAAACAATATAGAGGAAACAATGAAAGAAAAAATAAAAATGGTTAATGATTTATGTGCAGCCAATGGGGTGTATTTAAATCAGCATAATAAAAAAACAGTATCAGCTTGGAGTAAGATCAAATACTTTAGAGAAGTGTTTGGTACTGAGTTTGGTATCAACTGTGTAATACAAGAACACTCAGATCGTTATGTTATAATGAAATGTATTATAACTAAATCAGATCCTGAGCATATTGTAGCAACTGGTTACTCAAAACAATACCGAGATAAACCAGGCTACTTAGAGATTGCTGAAACATTTGCAATCACACGAGCTTTATCATTCTTTGGAATTTGCTTGGAAGATTTAACAAGCAAAGAAGAGTATGAGGAATTGGATATTCCTGTACAGCCAATGAATGGAAAGAGTATTGGACCAGAAAGTTCTGATACTAATACAATAAATGAACTGATGAAGAAGGTACATTATCCACCGCATACAGCAAAACTAGATTTTCTGTGGCGTGCTAATAAAGATCTTCTTGGTACGACTATTGTGCGTTTGATGGAACAGACATAGAAGGTAATCCAACAGGTGGATACACTGTGATCTTAACTAAGAAAGAAGCACAAGCAACAACAGGAGCAAATAAACAACCTGGATTTAAAGCTGGTGGATTTCAAAAGAAATCATTTGCCAACAATAAATCTTTTGGTAATAGACAATACTAATAATAGGTAATACTATTATTCATTCTATCCCTAGGGTTTCATCAGGCAGTCATGCCTACCCTTTCGTTGTCCCTAGGGGTAGAGTAAAACAACAAAAGGATATTATATATGATAAACAAATCAGACTTCATTGACATTGAAGAAAAGATACAGAAAAAAATTATAGAAGATCGCCACAAAGAGTATGGTGATTATGAGGAAAACTTTGCATTACTTGCTGAGTTATTTTCAATAGTATTATTTGATAAAGTAAAACAAGCATTAACACCTGAAGATGTGGGTCATCTAATGATGGCATTAAAACTATATAGATGCACTAAAAGATACAAAGCTGATAGCTATGATGATCTAGCAATCTATTGCAAGATGACTAAGCAGCTAAGACAAAAGAACTATATTGCCAAAAAGGATAAATAGTGGTAAAGTTTATACGTAATAAGAACTGTGAGTGTTCTTTTGTTTATACAGAAGAATTTGATAGTGCTGAAATTGCATCAGATCCAGCTGCCAAAGGTGTAGTGATTGATGTTAAGATTTCTAATATCAAAACTGTTTTTACAACTATTAAACAGAAGGATGATTTAGTTGGACAAACTAAAGATTCGTCTGCAAAAGATGAGAGATCTACAAGAGATGCGACATCGTAAAGCTCTTGAGTTCTTTCATAAGTATCAAAAGAATCTAAATGATTCTAAAAGATTGATATTTAAAATTGAGCAGACAAAAGAAAAGATAATGGCATAAGTCATTATTGATATAACAACGAAAGACAACGTGAAGTTGTTTACAACTGAAAGGGATAGCTATGACACCAAAAGAATTTAAACGTGAAATCAAATTAAGATATTCATTCAATAGTTTTGCAAACTTAGATCCAAGAGAAAAGAAAATCTATCGTGCAGGATTTAGAACTGGATATAAATTAGCAAGAGAATATTTTAGAAATAGTTTTAGGCATAGGAAAACAGTTGTTAAAGAAGTGGTTAAGTATGTAACCATCAATGATGTAGTGGTCCCTGAGAATGTAAAAGAAATACTTGCAATCGTTGCCAATCAATTAAACATAGATGTGAATGAGATCATTGCACAAACTAGAGTTCAGTCTGCTGTGATTGCACGATCCATATTAATAAATGTATTAAGAGATAAGTATGATATGCCATT